CAGGACGTTCTTGAGTTTTATAACAACCACTGGGGAATTCTTTCTCCACCGTATCCGCACGCTGGATCCGGCTGGTGGCGCAGTCGTTTTCTATACGCGGCGCACGTTGGCTCTATCCTAGTTACCGATAAGGGTGAGGGTGATCCACTTGGCGATGCGTATAAACTTAAGATCAGCGACGTTGAAGGCATGACAGACTCGCAACTGCACGAGGCAGCGATGGCGCAACGCGCCGCGCTTGCACCTTATCTTCCAGAGTACTCCGCGTTTGTTGAACACTGCGACCGTATCGTTAAACGTGCGCTTGCCGAGGACAAGGGACTTGAACGAAAGAATGACGGTACGCTTGCATGAGTAAAATTCTTATCACGGGTATGTCTGCGCCACATGCATCACCGGAGGCAAACCGTAGATCACTGTCGTTCGCAGGTACTATTAAACTCGTACTTGAAGGTCAAGGTCATATAGTTGATCAGATTGATCCGGAGGTATCCTGGAACACAAAGGACCTGGATGTGTACGACAACGTTCTCGTCGGTATCAGCCCTCTTACAAGTCTAAGCGCAAATAGAATCTACGGCGCGTTAAGCGTTATAGATGTTCTTCTTGAGTCCGATAAGCTACTACTTTTCTTCGATGCGGCTGATCCGATACGTATTACGTCAAGTATCCGCGCGATGGTTAAGACTCCTGATAACCTTACAAAACCTTTTTACTCGTACCGTAAGGGGTATAACAACGCATCTCAACCGAACATGCTTCAAAATCTTATCGACGTCGTCGAGCATCTTGCGAACGAAAAGTGGCCAACAACACTCTTTCCATCACTTCCCTGGACAAACCTAGACAAGGTTGCAGCGCAACTTCCTTCAAACGCATCGGATAACTTACTTCCTATAAACTTAGATTCATATCTAATATCAACGCAGGATGTACTTGACGTTGACCGACGTGAAAAGTGGGTAGTAGAGAACTATGCCACGTCATGGGTTAAGTCAACTACCGCAACACTTCAGGCACCCACCGTTCCGATGAAGTGGCACAAGGGTTGGACCGACGCACAGGTACACGAACAGATCTCTAAGGGGATCGGAGCTCTTATTAGTCCGCACTCGCAGGGAACATGGTGGTCGTACAGATTTGCACAGTGCCTATCCGCGCTTACTCCTATCGCTACCGACTGGCGTGAAAGCGGTCTACTTGGCAGTGACTGGTCGTACCTTGCCTCGAAAATAGAAGGAATGACACAGGAAGAAAGAAATAATCTTGCACGTGAACAACGTAACGCCTACATCGATGCAGTTCCATCCCGCAGAGACGCGGCAGTTGCACTAACTGACGCACTACAACTACACGTAAGAAAAGGATAATCATGGCTGAATTATTTAACGAGTGGCTTACGCGTACACGTATGCTACAGGAAAACGTATACGGTATGGACTACAGTAAGTACGAAGGTTCAGATCCGGACTCGATAAATAATCTTATCGAGTATATGCGCTGGAATATGCTAGCCATTGATGACGAGCTTGCGGAAATGCGTCAGGCAATATCGTGGAAGCCTTGGCAACACGATAAACCGTACGCCGATAAGGAAGAGATCATCAAGGAGGCGGTTGACGTTCTACACTTTGTCGCAAACATAATCTGTGCGGCAGGAGGAACTGACGAGGTTCTTGATAGGTACTACATTGAAAAAATGGAAAAGAACAAACAACGACAACTAAAGGGATATAACGTAAAGGACGTCGGCGTCAAGTGTGCGCTGTGTTCACGCGCTATCGATGACGTTGGCGTTGGTACAAGCGAGGAACTATGCGCAAAGTGCGCTCCGAAAGAGGTGAACTAAATGCCAGAGATAAATGAAGAATGGATCCGCTACCAGATGCAGGAAGCTAAGGTTAAGGTTGGCGTTGGAAACGCGCTGCTAAAACTTCTTGGTACGTGGGAAACATTAAATATATCAGTACCACAACAAAAGGAGGTAGTTGCCCTGTTTAACAGTATCTCACTAGGACACTCTATTCTTCCTGAAAAGCCAGATGAGGTCTGGGTTGATGCACAGCCTGGTTCTATCATCGTTGCGGACGAGGTTCGCGTTAAGGCAGATGCCTATGACGGATCAACGGGTGCGATACACAACGGACGACGCGGACGCGTTGTAGGTGTTCGCTATGGAGATATTATCTTTAAGTCCGAGGACGGTAAGGAACCACTTCTTGACGGCGCGCACTACTCTCCTCATCAGCTACAGAAGCGTGTTCGTTAATGAGATCTACAGTCGAGTTCTCGGTTATAGGAGACACCATAGAAGATGTTCTTAGTCTTGCGACAGGCAGGTGGAGAACAATCACCGGAGACATAGACGCTGACCTACCTAGCGATACCGAACTTCACATGCGTGGAGAAAATGAAAAGATGACAGCGTTATTTACTATCCGTGCAAAGATTGAAGGTAAGAAATGATGAGTGAAAATACAGAAGTAACGTATCGCGTTGAGGCACTTCGTGAGGCAGCGCGTATTATCTCCGGCGAGCGTGACTCGCAGTACGGTGGACCTGAGGAAAACTTCGAGCGGATCGCAAAGATCTGGTCGGTTATTCTTCGAACAGACGTATCACAGGAGGACGTGGCAATGTGCATGGTCGGTGTAAAGATGGCACGCTACTCCAACGGTTCAGGTTTCCAGGCTGATACCTGGGTTGACATCGCAGGATACGCAGGTTGCGGATACGAGGTCGGTAAACTTGCGGTTGAAAAAGGAAATATTTCATCCTAAGTTAACGCGGTAAGTGCGAATGCGGTATACAGTCCTACCCTAGGAAACGAAAGGTATAACCGTGTCTCAACTGACATTTATCGACTGTAACGGCCTTGCGGGCTTCATGAGTCTTGGTTTCGTGCAAAATGACATGAAGATGATTCACCGTACAGGTACACTAAACTTTGGAAATCCTGTAGTTGAGAGCAACCGTCATCTTCTTGGAAACGACTGGTCCGCTGAATTTTCAGACGATCCAAACGAGTGGCATGTTCAAAAGGCAGACATAGTTATGGGCTGTCCTCCCTGCTCCGGATGGTCCGTATGGTCGGGTCCAGCAAACCGTGGACCTGACTCTAAGGCACACGAACACACCGTAGCCTTTATGAAATACGCAGGGCGCGTAAAACCTCGCGCTATTGTTTTCGAGTGCGTCCAGCAGGCATACACACAGGGTAGAGACGTAATGAACAACTATCGTCTTATGGTCGAACAGATCTCAGGTAAAAAATATGACCTGTACCACGTAAAGGAAAATAACCTACAGGTTGGTGGATTCTCATTTCGTCCACGCTACTTCTGGGTAGCCATCGAATCGGGAGTTAAATTCTCGGCAGCTACACCTGAACCAAAGGAACTACCTCGCATCATGGACATCATCGGAGATCTTGCAAAGATGCCGCAGACGTGGAATAAGCAAAAGTACACAGCTCCCGCAACTAAGTGGGTTAAGCACCTGCGCTCGCCTGACGGTAAGGTTGACGGCCACATAGGCAAGACAAACATTCACGCACAAAGAATTGAAGAGATATTTGACATCATCGGAAACAAAGGATGGGAAGGAAACGGAGATACCGGAGGAGCTCTTAAGAAAGCAGTAGATCTAAATGACGGTAAGTTTCCTCAGAAGTGGATAGACATTTCTCCACGTGTTATCCGCAAGGAATTTAAGCTTGGATTCTCGCAACCGTACCGATGGAAGGAAGATCACTGGTGTAACGTTCTTACAGGCTCCGCGCTAGATCACGTCGTACACCCGACGGAGCCAAGACTTATTACACACAGAGAATCTGCACGCATGCAGGGACTACCGGACGACTGGAACATCGAAGGTTCACGTGATTACTCGTCACTTGCCGCGGTGTGGGGAAAGGCAGTTCCCGTGCAGGCTGCAAACTGGATAGGTAAGGCAATTAAGGATGCACTGGAGGGAAACGCACAGGGACCTGACGCGGAGCTTATCGGAGATCGTGAATACCTAATTGACTCTGACAAGGGATTTTCTCGACA